CCTGTTCCGTCAGCATATTTCACCTCGCGCGTTGTTCATGCAGCCGCGCCCCTGCACACAATCCAGACCACCCACACGAAGAAGGCGACCCACGCGAGAGTGAGCCGCCTTTCCCATTTCGTCATTCAATCTCTTCGCCAGGAAAGAGGATGACACACACGGGGTCGCCGTCTCCGTCCGTCATGAAGCCGATGGAAACCTTAGATACCGTGTTTCCTTCCTCGTCGTCGTGGTGGACGACAGGCGTTTCAGGGGGAAAGGATTCCAGTTCAGAAATCAGTTCGCCAACAGTGTTCATGATGTTCTCCAGTATGATGGTGGGGTATGAAAAGCCCCGCCGGGGGAGGGCGGGGCGTGGGGTGCTACGCGATGACCTTCACGCCTTCAGGCAGGTTTTCAAGCAGCCATGTGCGGATGTTGGCGATGGCTTCCAGCTTCCACGCGCCGCCGTCGCACTCGATGAGCTTGCAGGCCAGCGGGCTAGACTGGAGCCTGAACACGACCTTGTGCGCGGGCTGCGCGACTTCCGCGAAGGTGCTGAACGGGAAGACGACCGCCGGGGACGGTACGGGAACTTCTGCCTTGCGTGCCGCGCCCTGCCGGATGGACACTTCCTGCGACACGCCGTCGTCCTGTACGCGGACTTCGGAGGTGTCCACGAGGTTGCCGCTGATCTTGATGAGCGCATCGAGATCGTCCGAGGGGACAAAGCAGGACTGGAGATAGGGGACGAACTCGTCGGGAGAGGTCCAGCTTCCAAAACGGTGGGCAGGGATGACGGCGTCGGCCCGCATGTACGTGGTGCGCTGTTTCCAGCCCCCGAAGGGGACGGACATAACCCTCACGGTCGTCACATCGCAGACGTGGACAAGGAGCTTGTCGAGTTCCAGCCCGTCGGGGTTCTGGTTGAGGTAATCCACCACGGCCTGCAAGGTGCCCACGGTGAGCGTGTCCTGTTCCGCGTCATGGAGGCGTTGCCATTCCCCTTCCGGGTCACGCTTGTAGAACCGCAACCCGTCTTCCGTGACATGAACGGGAAGCGTAGCCTTGGCCTTGCCGTCAAGGGATTCGAGTTCCCGGCCTACGCCGATGAGGTGCCTGTCAGCTTCAATACGGTTGATTTCCATGTGATTTTTTCCTTTGGTTACTGGTTGATGGGATGTTCCTCAGCCTTCTTGAACGGGGTTACGTTCACGGTCACGCTGCCGTTCCCCCTGAGTTCAGAGGGCATGGTGCCGTCAAAACGGTACTGGTCGGGGCGGTTGTCGGTGAAGGACTCGAACAGCATGGGCGCGCCGTCGAGCTTGTCGAGCACGACCGGGATGGTCTGCGGTTCCTGCGGCTGGAGGTTGGTCGTCACGACCGCCTTGGATGCGATCAGCGTCCGGCTCTCGTCGGGCTTGAAAGTGATCTTGAGGGTGACGGTACGGGGCTTGTCCGGCGGCGTGTTCACGTCCGCGATGTTGTCCGCGACCTTGGCAAGCGCGATGTTGACGGCTTCGACCACGCCGCCGTTGTTCATGGTTCGCATGTCGAGAGGGCTGCTCATGGCTCTTTCTCCTTTGGGTAAAAGAAAGCCCGCTGTGATGCGGGCGGATTGGCATTGTGCCGGGGTACATGCCCCCCGGCGGGCTCTATGGGGACGGCGCGAGAGGTGGGCGCCGGAGGATTAGAAAACTGTGACCATGCCGACCGTGCGGAGCATGGCAAGGGCCTCCTGTACGGTGTCCTCATACTTCGGCGCGTATTTGACGCTGAGGGTCA